TACTTGCTGCGAGCCCAGATAGCGCATGCTGTACCGTCATGCTTTGCGCCATCTTTGCTTGCCGTGTCGATAATCGCCACGACTTGATCGACGCGCCAATCGACATCAACAGGATGTCCGTCCACCAGCAGCATGTCCATGGGGAAAAACGTATCGCCGTCGATGCCGTAATCGCCTTCCCAGATATGCCGGTAACGCCCTGGGAACATGCGGAAGTCAAACTGCCGTTCCATCTCGAGTTCTTTCGGAAACCACGGATTATCGCGCCAGTTGGCCTCAACGACGATACAGGATGGCGGCAGCTCAGGACCGCGCAAGAATTGGTCTATCGGGTCAGCTTCATCGTCCGGGTTCCAGCTAAACCATAGCTCCGAATTGTCTCGCATTGTGGGCCTGAGCAGTTCTAGGCTCTTTGCGGTCATGGTCTGGGCTTCCTCGAACCACGCGATGCGGAAACCCTGCAATGACTTGATGTTCTCGGCGTTCTGGTCCTGCATGCCGACAAAGATGATTCGACCACCGAATGGGGTCATGATCCGATTGTGCTGGACGTTGAACAGGTGGCCTACGCCGAGTTTCTGTATCTTCTCTTCGAGCAGCTTCTTGACTGACTCATCGAGCGTGCGCTGAACCTCGCGGATGCACACCGCATCAATCTTTTCGGACATGCAGCGATCAATCAGCATTTCCGCAAAGAAGTGCGACTTACCGCTTCCCCGTCCTCCGTGTACCCCTTTGTACCGTGCGGAACTAAGGAGCGGTACGAATACCCTCGGCGTCTGGATGTCGAGGATCAATGATAGTTCTCCTGATTTCGGTTACGCCTTCCTGTCCATTAGCGTTGTTGATCTGTATAGCGGTGTCTGGGGACTTTCCGTAGATGTTCTCTTTGCCTTTGCCGACCACTTCCTGTGCCGCACGCAAGTCAGCCATCGAGCACTTCAATGATTCAGATTGCACTTTCTTCGCCGCCGTCTGCGCTATGAGCAGGCTGGCCGACCGAAAGAACGTATCATCACGCGCACGCTCAGATACGAGGGTGTTGTGAACTTCGAGTTCTGTGGAATTTAGTGTTGATTTAACCTCAGAAATGGCCGCAACATTTTGTTTAACTTCCAATTCTTTTTCAACAAGGATTGATTTTACACCTTTAAGCCATCCATCTTGCTTTGCTCGCTTGCTGATAGAGCTGCGGTCAGTGATACTTACCTCAGGTCTTGCCACGATCTCGGACAGAGACAAGCCTCGCTCATAAAAAGCTCTGGCAGTCTCCCATTCTTTATGCGAGTAAGCCATTGAAGGTCTCCCCGCTTGATTCTAGTGTGGCAGCGTGCCCAGTAAACGTCTGCCAGCGAGTCACGATCACGTCGCAGTATTTCGGGTCCAGTTCCATGAGCCGAGCAACCCGTCCGTTTTTCTCGCATGCGATGAGCGTGGTGCCTGATCCACCGAAGAGGTCGAGGACGATGTCTTGACCTTTTGTGTTGTTGAAAATCTGATACTCGAACAGGGCCACCGGCTTCATTGTCGGGTGCTCACCGTTGCGCTGTGGCCGATCAAACTCAAGAACTGTGGTTTGCTTGCGGTCGGCTGCCCAGAGATGGCCTGCGCCGTCTTTCCAGCCGTACAAGCAAGGCTCGTGCTTCCAGTGATAATCCTGCCTGCCCATTACCAGCGCGTTTTTGGACCAAATGAGGCATTGACGAACTGTCCACCCCGCGTCTTTGCAGGCCCCCCTGAAATTGTAGCCTTCCAAATCTGCGTGCCAGACATAAAACACAGCGCCGGGTTTCATCGCGGAATCCGCAGAGACGAAGGTGTCCGTTAAAAACTGTCGGAACCCATCGTCGCTCATCGAGTCGTTCTGAATCTTCAGCGCGTCCTTCGTTTTGCCCTCATACGCCACGTTGTAGGGGGGGTCGGTAAGGAGTAAATCCGCCAACTGCCCAACCATCAGCTCCTGCACCGCATCAGTACTGGTCGAGTCACCGCACATGACGCGATGCTTGCCGAGCAGCCAGATGTCACCTGGCTTTGTGACAGGGTCTGCTGGTGGATCAGGACACTCGTCCGGGTCAACGAGGCCTTCCGGGAGCACCTCTAACAGGCCGTCGAGAAAATCAGCATCAAAGCCGATCAGCGACAAATCGAAGTCGAGGCCGTCCAGCTCCGTCAATTCAATCTGCAACAGCTCAGTATCCCAGCCTGCATTCAGGGCGAGCTGATTATCTGCGAGGATGTAGGCGCGCTTCTGGGTATCTGTGAGGTGCGATAGCTCAATGACCGGGACAGTATCCATCCCCAGCTTACGAGCCGCCAGGACGCGCCCGTGGCCTGCTATGATGCCATTCTCGCCATCGACCAGCACAGGATTGGTCAACCCGAACTCTTTGATGCTGGCCGCGATCTGAGCCACTTGCGCGTCGGAATGAGTGCGGGCGTTTCTGGCGTATGGGATCAGCGTTTCAATGGGGACTGTTTTTATAGACGGTACGGAATCAGTCATCAGTCAGCGCACCTAAAACGCGAAAAGCCCCGATCTCGTGGAGTTCAGGGCGTAGTATTACATCATTGGCCCAACTTTTAGCACACCAACTTTTGCCTGTCAAGAAGCAGAAATAACCACGTCTTTGATAATTTCCAGGTCACCATCTGCCAACCTAAACCACTCCAGCTTAATGCGTCGGTCATCCAGCCTGGAATGGACCAGCGCTTCAGCCTTCACTGGCACAACGGTTTCATATTCTGCCAAAACATAAAGATGGAAAGGGCTCGCAGTATTAAGTGCCTTCAAACGTTGGTCAATTGGCGTTTTGGTGAATCCTATCTTGACAATGGGATACAGGTCGTCGGCGGTGATGATATAGATACACCCAACCCTTATTTTCAACTGATCCGCTATCTCCCTGCGCTTCTCAACAAAATCTACCAGGTCAGAAATTCTATATCCATAACCTCTCCCGATCTTCAGACGTGGGAGGCGACTCGCCTTTGACCATTTGGACAAGGTAGCTTCCGACATCCCTAAAAATCTTGCGGCTTGCCGAGAGGAAGCAAATATTGGAGAGTCTTCCCCAATCCCCATTTCTTTAGCTGCAGCCCGTAATTCGTCTTGAGTGGCCATCTATACATCATTCCAAAAAACGCGCCGTGCGGAATCATCGGCCTGGCCATCCCACGCGGTAAGCAAGTCCCACGCCATTTTATATCTATCGGACCATGTATCCATCCAGAAGCTAATCGGGATACCTGCGGCGCGTGCCTTGGCCTTGTCGTCCGCGTCTCTTCTTCCGGCTCCATCACAAACTGGACACTTCAAGATTCTGCCGTCTCTCTGTTTTACCTCTCCACGCCCTTTGCACCGCCCACAAATGTTTGGAAGCACATAAAAATGCAGCGCCGACGCACACAGGCCCTCGAAGTAATCGTTGTATTTCGGGCCGGCCTTCCAATGTTTCATCATCGCCATGTGTGCTACGTGCTGCGTGAATGCCTGCTGTAGGGGCCTCAGGGAGGAGTAATCACCCGACATCGTCCGGACCAGCAGCGCCGGGCCTGGGATTTTTATGCGTGCGAGGGATGCGGCTATATCCTGGGATGTAATTAGCGGAACTCCGCCACCTGTTCCATTGAGATTTTGAGGCTTTGGGCCGAGCAATCCATATATTTCAAGCATCCATCGCCTCCGCTCTAAGTTTTGCTTCCGAAAGCGTGCTGAATATTTCCGCAGGCTGGTCGTGTTTTCGTAAATCCCACAAGGCATAAAGGGCACCATCGTGGTAGAGGGCCTTGCTAATCTGCCAATGGCCACACTTGGATCTGATAAAAAATGGCTGTCTTCTGTCAGCAATCCATTCCGTCATGATGCCGCCCTCATCGCCTCAGATATTGTCCTGAAAACCCCGATAACCACGCGCTCCTTGGTGTCGTATAGCTCATACCGTCCCGCTTCCAATCGCGTAATAACCCACCTTCCACAGCCAGATGTGGCAGCATCAGACGTGCCGTTATTCAACCACCAGCTCATCGGGCCTCCGGTGTAGGGGAATAACTTCTGCATTTGCGCTCTAAACTGCGGTGTGGGAACAGTTTGCAGACGTCATGCAAAGACCCAAGACACCGCACCATTTCGATGTGCTTACACCCCCTGCACGTCCGGGATTCGCGGTCGATGAGCACATCAAGAGGGTCGCGACAATCGCGGCAATCGAGTGTCATGCTTCTGGTCCGAGCGTGTACAGGCCCACGGCTGGGAGGTAGCGCACTATCCCGCTGCCCTCCATCGTTATCAGAGCGTTGGCGATCTGCTCGATGTTGGCTGACGGTCGTAATGCGTGTGACAACTCAGCCAGGGTGAGTGGCGAGCGCTTGAGGAGGCTGATGATCTGGTGGGCGAGTTCGGAATCGGTCATCGAAGGTGCCACATCCCGTCAGCCGCTACGAACATGGCTTGCTTGGCGTCAGAGAGTGCCCACAGTGCATCCAGTAGTGATTGCAGGCACATGGTAGCCTTGAGGTGTCGCCATAGATCGTGGATGCTCTCTGGGCCGCTGCTGATGGTTTCAAGAACGCGGTGCTGTTGTTCGGTCATAAATTTCCCTCCATTGCGGTCCATGAAATTTCCAGCGCGCCATCGTTTACTGGCACTCCGCGCTCAATGCGTATGCACATCACCTTTTTGTCGTTGGCGTAAGCGATGCCTTGGAGCGCATCGAGAGCCACTTTTTGACAATTATCGAGATCAATGCAGCGCACGGTATATCCGTTTGGGTCTGCCTTTTGCCGCTTATGCCAATCCTTGGGCTCTACAGGCCTCAGGATCAACGCAAGGGCTACGGGTGCCGTAGTTGGGTCACTTATGCCGCCGGAACGCGCCACGGCCCAGACAAGCCGCTTGTACAGGGCTGCTTCTGCCGATGGCACGGCGCGTCCGCGATAAATGCGCCAGTAACGGTTGGCTGAGGGGGGATAGGGCAAGATCAGCGTGGTCACGCGAACAGCCTCCCTTGTGCGCTCGCCCTTTCTATGCGCTCGCAGGCGGCGTCGAAGTATCTGGATTCGCGCTCGATCCCGGTAAATTCACGCCCCTCCAGTATGCAAGCGATGGCTGTGCTTCCAGACCCCATAAATGGATCAAAGATCGTTGCGCAACGTGTTTCCCTGTCGGCTTGGTGGATGCACCATTGCATTAAGCGTGTTGGCTTTTGGGTTGGGTGGTCTCTTTTTTCGTTGTTCGGATTGCGTGACAGCTCCTTTATCCGCAGGTTGCCATCCCAGCTACACCATGCAAGCTCGCCGTCTGCCATCGTCAATCCCCTTTCCGGCTTACTCCACACAAGCCATGCGCGAGACGGCGGCAGCATAAAGTAATTGCCGCCCCAGATGATTGAATTTTCAGCAGCCTTGACAAAATCGCTTAGAAAATCCGGCGGAATATGGCCCCATTCCTTGTAATCTCCATCGTAAGATTTTCCCCAGGTTCCTCCTTGCAGTTTTTCAGCCAGCCCGTAAGGTGGGTCGGTCAACAGCAAGTCAAAGCACCCAAGATCCGGCAGCACATCCCGGCAGTCGGCGTTGTACAGGGTACAGTTGCCGATGATTACGGGTGTCATTCCACCGTCTCCGCCTGCGCCTTGAACCCAGGCCACTCATCATGTGCCGCTGCACCGTGGAGTTTCACGCACTCACCCCAGAGCGCTTCGGTGTCAGCGTTGTCCAGGACTCCGGAGGGGAGGGATTCGTCGAGATACATTAGGCGCCCCTCCGGTAACTCGGCCAGGTGAAAGTCACCGCTTGGCCGCCATTTTCCCGAAGCCGGTCAAATGCTCTGGACCCCATGTATTGCTCGACCTCCTTGATGGTCAGGTTGGACAGCACGATCATGGGTCGCTCCCGTTCGTATCTGGCGTTGATGAGGTCAAACAGGGTGACCTTCTCCGCATCCGTACCAAGCTGGGAGCCCACCTCGTCGATGATGGTCAGGTCGGCCTGGGCAAATCGCGCTATGGCTTGCCGTTCGGTTATTTCTGAGTTTTTTCGGTATGTCTCGCGCACCGACCGGATGGCATCCATGGCAGTGGTGAAGGTCGCTGACTTGCCAAGAGCAATCACGCGCTTTGCTATGCCCGCGGCAAGATGCGTTTTCCCTGTGCCAGCTGTGCCGCAGAAAATCAGGGATCGGCCAGTTGCGAGAACCTCATCGAAATGGTCCGCGTAGTCGGCGGCGACATTCAACGCGGCTTTCTGGCCGGGAAGTTTTGCGTCGTAATTTTCCAGCGTCCGGTTGGCGAAGCGTTGAGGTATTTCCGCGCTTTTCATGACGGATTCGTTGAACGCAATCCGCCGCTTGCGGTCCTGTTCCTCCACGTTTTTACGGCCATCCTCCTCAAAGCACTCCCGGCACGGCGTCCAAGCCACCACACCGGCAAAAGCCGTTTTTCTGGATTGGTAAGGGCCATGATCCGGACAAGTCCGCTGCTCCACTTCGGCGAGATTCGCCAGCGTCTGAGTCGCCTTCACTGCGATGTTTTCCATATCAAAAACTCCCGTCCGGGTTGATGCCCGCTGAGTAATCACGCTTCTCGAAATCGTTGTGGGGGGATAGGCGTTGAGAAGCGGCAGCCTTGGCCTTTCCAGAGCCTTCAGCAGCGTGTGCCCGGTAGCGTTTCCAGCTTTCCAAGAAAGATTTTTCCCATTGCGATTGGGTTCGCGCTTCGCCGGGATTGGTCAGCCAGTAGGCGATGAAATCCGTCAAGGCATTGGCATAGTCCGGGTTGTCAGGCGTATGGCTTGATCGTTTTGCCAGGGTCCAGAAGGCCTCCTCGGGTTCCCAGCTTGCCGTGATCGGCAAAGCTCCCTCCCGCGTCCGCGCCTGTTTGTAGGTAGGTAGGTTCTTTTCTTCTAACTCCTGACTTATGACTAAGGTTATGTTTGGGTTAGGGTCTGGGTTAGGGTCTGGGTTAGTTCTAGGTTCTGTATTTGTATCCTGACAGGTTATGCTTTCAAAACCTGTCAGGTTATTTTTAGGTTCTTTTTTCCCGTCTTTCCCGCTTCCTATTGGGCGTCCTCCTGACGTGCCATTTTTCCGGCTCGATGATCCGGCCAGGTTTAATTGCGCAAGCTCTTTGGAGATGCGCTTCTGAAGATACCCATCGGGAGACAGAACAAAAAACTGGCCAAGAACAGAACGGATAGCGGCCTGCTCAGGCTTGGACATGGCACAAGTGAGACGATATATGGCGTCAAGAGAAGACGGCAAAATCCCCTCTGCCTGAAAGCACCTGTCGATCAACAAGCGATAGGCACCATGCTCAATGAGTGACAGGTGACCAGTGTCGCGCTGATAGTCTTGGATGTAGAACTTATACCAGAACATTTTTTCTGGTTTCATGCCTCATCGACCTTAACAAAATCGGACACAATCTCATTGAGAAGAGAAGGAATAAGTGCGGCAAAAGAGGAAAGCTGATCTTTCGTGAGCCGCACCACTTCATATCCTGTCCGGTCTTGATCGTCGTTGTATTGCTCGATTTTGATGTATCCGCCGTCAACGGAAATATGAGTCTGGAAAGAGGGGATAAATACGTACATTTTATCGGTCTCCACGGTCGAAGAAGATGGGTGCCGGATGCCAGTGCGACCGTAAACACTGGCGGGATGCCTCCCTTCCGGCATAGAAGTCATTAAATTTTTCTCCCGCGAGCAAGGAACTCAGCCACCTTCGCCGCGTTGAACTCGTCCGGGGTTCGGTATCCCCTGCTCCGCACAAGCACCAGCATGTCTTGCCGGTCCTGTATGGCTTTAGCCCGCTGCAACTCGCGTGACTGAGCCATGGCTGCATGCTCTTTGGCCGACGATTTCAATGCCGCCGCTCCGGCGCCTTGGGCCGAATATTCGCCTTGCGTTCCAGCGCGGACTTCAGCAGCGCTGACGCCAGCTCATCAGGCGTCATGCCGCGCCGCCCTGCTTCGACCGACAGCAGGGCCTCTACTACCGCATCCAGCTGAATCGGAAGCTCTTTTAAGGTTTCCATAGGGGCTTAACACCCCCTTCCGCGCCTTTCTGTACAGTCCATACTGACCGGCATGGAAGCGATCTGGTCTAGCCCCTCTGCGATCAGCGAAGCGGCGAAGGTAGCTGTGGCATCTCCCTTGAGGTTTGCCAATGCAGCAAGTGCGGCCATGTGGCGCTCGCTCAGGCGGATTTTTATCTCTCGATCACGGAGTTCACGGGAGGGTTTCATGGGCACAGTGCTCCAAGTGGTGGATTCATGCGGCGTCACCGTCGCGGCGAAAGATGTCTGGGCGGAGTTCTTCGCGTGTTACCGCGCCGTTGGTCTGCCGATCAATGTTGGCGGCCAGGCGGGGTCCGATGGTTCCGGTGCACATCACCTTGCGCAGGTAGCCTTCAGTCATGCCGCAGGCGGCACAGAACGCGGCCCGTTCATCACGGGAAAGGGAGTTGAAATATGCTCGCAATGAGTTCATGCACCGATATTACCGCCTCGGTAACGCTGGCGTCAAGAGGCGTTACCTCTGCGAATCTATCCAGAAAAGGTAACCAACGGCACAATACTTCCATGAAAAGCTCAGAAGATATTCGCGCTGGCAATCTTGAGAAGCTGTTATTGGAACGGGCTGACGGCTCAGTTACCAAGTTCGGCAAGATGGCAAATAAGGACCGCACCTTAATTAGCAGGTGGCGCCCCACATCCAAGAACCGCAAGGTAATCAGCCCGGAAACGGCACGCGCGATCGAGCACGAGCTAAAGCTTCCGCCGAACTGGATGGACCAAGACCACACTACCATCGATACCGAGGATGCCGCCGAGCAAAGGCGGCGGTTGCCCGGCACTGTGCGGGTAGAAGAATGGCACCCGGATGACGGGATTCCGGAGGGGTTTATATCAATCCCCGCCGTGGAGCTACAGGTTGGCGCTGGGAGCAGGTTGGCGCCCAGCGAGCTGAAGTGAGGCGGTGACATGAGTGAAGATTGGCAGAAGGCCCTGATGGAACTCTCCATGGCGGTGGGCTCTTTACTTTCGGTGAACCTTTCCGAGCTTGAGATCGCGGACAAGAAAGCGCCCACGGAGGTAACGGACGAGCTTCGGAAGTCCCTAAATCATCTTCTGGAATCTCTCAGGCTACAGGGCATAAAGGCTCCAGCCGAAGAGGGCGCAGATGGCCAATAACGATTCAGTCGTGACCATGCTCGATGGGGTGAGAGGTAGTTTAGAAAGGCTTGAAGCTGAGCAAAGGCGTGCTAAGATGGGGAAAAGCAACGGAGGTGAACCGCCGATGGACAATGGAACCCTGGAAGACATCGACAAGAGGCTGACCGTTGTCGAGGCGACCATGGCCACCAAGGCCGACCTGTCCGGACTGGAGGCGCGGATGGCGTGGCGCTTTGTCGGCTTGTATGGCTCCATTACCGCAACCATGGCAGCTCTTCTAGCCCTCTTCAAGTTCCTGCACTAACCTTCCCTCACCCCTCCCCATGACCGGCCCTGAGCCGGTTTTTTAATGCCCAAAATCCGCTGATGGCTGGCATAGAAAAGTTTTGCGCAGCAGTGTTACCGCAACGGTATTGACTGAGCATTACCGTTGCGGTAATCTTAACCCATCACCACAGCCGATGGGAGTCACCAATGGACACACCAGATCAACCAATAATCACCATCAAAGGGTTCGACCAGAATCTCCGATGCCGAGATTATCAATTTGAAGTCGGGAAAACCTTTGCGCACGACGGAGCCGTGGAGGTGTGCCGTTCCGGCTTCCACGCCGTGGAATATGCCTTGGATGCATTCGGGTATTACCCGCCGAGTGTCAGTCGCTATTGCGTAGTGGAGCAATCTGGCCAGATTGGGCGCCACGACTATGACACAAAGATTGTGTCGGCCTCCATTACGATCCAGGCAGAGATCAAGCTTCCGCAGCTTATTCAGCGGGGCGTGGACTGGATTATGACGCATTTGGACCCCACCAAAACCAAATCTAATATCGGCCCCCGGAGCGCGGCGACGAATACGGGCGCCTGGAGCGCCGCGACCAACACGGGCGCCTGGAGCGCCGCGACCAACACGGGCGCCTGGAGCGCCGCGACCAACACGGGCGACTGGAGCGCCGCGACCAACACGGGCGACTGTAGCGCCGCGACCAACACGGGCGCCTGGAGCGCCGCGACCAACACGGGCGACTGTAGCGCCGCGACCAACACGGGAACCTGGAGCGCCGCGACCAACACGGGCGACTGTAGCGCCGCGACCAACACGGGAACCCGGA